TGAGGATATTACTGCGGCAGAAGGATTCACCATCACCACAAGCTTCAATCAAATCAAGTGTTTGGACAGCATCATCACCAGCAGAATAATGCTGATTGTATGTTGCAGAAATATAGTCAGTCAGTTCTTTGATAATCCGTTCTTCACTATACTTAAAGCGATTAGGATTCTTGCTAGTAGTCATATCAAGGTCAAAAGAAATAGTATCAGTACCATAGGATCCAAGAAAATCCATTGGAACCGCTTGTGCTGCTTGGAAAGAGATAGTGTCTGTTCCCTCTCCACCGTAGATTACAGTGTCGCCACCAAGGGCAATTGTATCTTGAGCAGCAATACCAGGGTTACCTGTCACACTGAATCCATCTTCTGCCCAGTAGTCTTGATTAGTCATGTTCAAATCATCAAATAAAAAGGACCAAGAGTTTGTTGTTATTATATCAGAGAACCTCTGATTGGTCAATGGGAGAAAATTCTTTCATTGCATCTTCGTCAAGTGTGGGAAGATTAAAGTCTGCATCAACTTTATCATACAGTTCCAGGAATGCCTGCTTGGTTTCATCATCGAAACGATTTACGCAAACCTGAATAGCCTTTGCCTTATCGCCAAAGATGTTGAATGCTTTAGCGATATGAACAAGTCTACGAGTGGAGATAACCTCATCAATACCACCATCATAGAAGGTCTTACGGATGATGTCTGCCCAGTCAGAGAGTCGCTTGCAGAACTCTTCATCCTTGCAGATCTTACCAAGGATCTTCTGTTCAATAGCAGCAGAAGGATACTCCTGCTCAAAGGTCACAGGGAAGCGCTCAAGGAAGGCTTCGTTGAGCACATTAGTTCCAATGAATCGTCCATCGTCCGAACCTTTACCCTTGGTGTTTGCGGTTGCGAATACTTGGAAACCTTCTGCGGGTGTAATGAATTTGCCAATCTTCTTGAGGAAAACTCCTTTTCCTTCGAGAATAGATTGAAGACAGAGAATTTTGTTGCTTGCGAGGTCGATTTCGTCAAGGAGCAGCACAGCACCCCGTTGCAGGGCTTCAATGACTGGACCATTGTGCCAGACGGTTTCACCATTAATAAGACGGAAACCGCCAATAAGATCATCTTCATCAGTTTCGATAGTGATGTTTACACGGATGAGTTCTCGGCCGAGTTGGGCACATGCTTGCTCAACAGAGAACGTTTTACCGTTTCCAGAAAGACCAGTGATGAACGTTGGATAGAATACACGGGACTTAATAATTTTTTTAATATCACTGAAATTGCCAAACTGGATGAAGGAATCATCTTTCTGAGGGATAAGGTTTTGCTCAACAGCAGGAATTGCTGCAGGTGCATTATAAGTTACTTCAAGTTCTTCCACAGTATCTTGTGTTACTTCCAGGTTCCACTTACCGCGACCAACTTTATAGTCAGTCAATTTGTTGGTGACGGTCTGATAGTTAGAATCATTCATAGCACACCAGGCACGAATGTCGGCGGCAGTCACAGACTCCCCATACACTGCCTGGAGAGAAGTGCGGATGTAGTCAGCGGACAGAGGCATTTGTCTTTTTTTGAACTGAAGTTATTATAGGGCAGAGTGGGGCAGAGTCAGGGGCAGAGTGGTCAGTCTCCAGATCGTCCGTACTTATATCGCATGGCTTGAAGTAAATATGCCTGAGAAAGGGACTTGGGCCCGTTCTCAAGAATATCAATCACCTTGGGGTCTTTTTCTGATGCTTTTGCAATTTCTTTCCAGTTTTCTTTATATTCAGTCATGAGTTCAAAAGTTGATTATAAATTGACTCGGATTTTTTAAGCAATGAACTGGGAACAATATGAGAGATTTGATCAGCAGTAAGATGCAAAGAATCATCGACACGTTTATTGGAAGTGGGATACTCGGAAATATCTATACCAAGAACACTTTTTACCACCCAAGGTATTTCGCTACTTTGAGACAATGAAACAATATGTAGATCAATGTTGAATTGTTTTGCCTTTAATATTCTTTCTCCCGATTGAATCCAGAACTCCATAAGATCAGACGAAAGTTTTTTGAAGTAAGGATCATTGATATCTTGATTAGATCGTCTCCAAAAATAAGTCGAAAGGTTTGATGAATAAAGTGTTGAATAATTATTAATCCAACTTATCCACTCCCGAGATGACTGAACCTCTTGCTCATCACCAAGCCGTTTTTCATGTAGAGTATTAAAACTATTCCACATGTTTAGCATTGAAGATACCCAGGAGAAACAATTCCGATATATGTAAATATAGGAAGAATTTGGATAAATGGAAAATATGTCTTCCATCAAAAAATGATTGAACGTGGCAGAATCTACAACGTGCCTTTCATTTGCATTTCTCATTTTATAAAGTTTGTGAAGAGACTCGTCTGGAAGTATTCCTTGTCGATTATCTACAACTGCCGATGTTATCTCTCTATGCCATGCTTCATGCGTAGCATAACAATAATCCTTACAATATTCTACAAGTGATTTACTAGATGTTTTTGGCAAACTAACATTGATTAATTTGGGATCTCTAGAAATATTATAACAATGATATATGTCAGAAATCACATCCCAATCATCTCTCATCATACGATCAACTCCACAAATTCACCAAGAACTTTCTTATTTAGTTTTTTAGTCTTAAGAGACTTCATAAAGGCACTCTTGATTTGAGTTTTAGTTGCATCTTCCTTAACCTCAAATTCAGTTTCATTAGAAAGAGAAACAGAAGAAAGACCAAAATACTTAGAAAAACCACGAATAGTTACAGACACGGCTCTTTCCTTTTTCCATTCTTTCTGAAGGTCATTAAGTTCAGAATAAGGAACACTACGACGCATCCAAGCATTTACATCACGGCCCTCAAGAATGCGAATGCCAATCACATTAATATCAGGGAAACGGTCACAAAGGTTTTCAACCATCATACCGTTGAATTCATACCACTCACAAGGAATCTTGTATGTCTTACCAATCTTACGGTCACGAAGATAACAAAGATCATTGAGACGAATTTTGCCCATAATTTCACAATCCCGACGCTCAACCAACTTGTGACGGGCAAGGTGATTTGCCTCACCATCAGTCAAGATTACACAGTTGACCTTCTCAAGATTGTTCTTCTTTTTGAAATCGGGAATAATTTTATGAAGTGCAATAATAGATTCATTCAAAGGGGTGCCAGAGAACCCCAAACGAGGAGGTGTCAAAAAATTGCCAGAATAAGAATAATGACAAGCAGAGTAAGAAATCCTCCAAATGTTCTTCATCTGATTATCAAGTTCTTTAGTAGAAGTTTCGCTATTAAAGAACTCCATCATAGAGAACCTACTATCAACATATAGGTATCCTTCTTTTGCTTCATAATGAGGGGGATTCTCGCAAATGTATCCTTTGTCATCAAATTTCACATTATATTCTCCAGTAAAAGCAAACACTTTAAAAGGAATAGCAACCTTCTTACAGAACCAAATCAGATTATACAGTTGCTTTAAAGTGTCTTCAATAACATTTACCATAGAACCAGACCAGTCAAGAACAAAAACCAGGCCGTGATTCTTGCCGTCAGGAATCACACTGACTTTTTTGAACAAGTCTTCATTGTATTTGTAAGTATGGAGTTTAGTGCAATCAAGGACTCCAGTCCGAGATACAGTAGAACGATGATAAGCACTAGCAGACTTTCTACACTCGAATTCTTTGACGAGGTAGTTGACTTCTTTCTGTGCGGATTTTTTGAATTTGGCATAAGAGTCATCAGCACTTTGATAAGGCGATTGACTTACTCCATCCAACCCAATACGGTCTTTATGATATAGAGAGAAGAAATCATTGATGTATTCCGAAACCTCCTTATTAGAATTGACGATGGTCTTTAGATTAACATCAGGAATCTCAACATATTCATTAGCCTTAGAGTCACTAGAAATTAGGTTCTCAAGATTACTGGAAAGACTGGAGTCAGTCTTGACTTCATCATCTTGTTCCGTCTCATCATCTTCAGTAGGAAATTCCTGAATTGTTTCTGGGGATCCACCACCATTAAACCCACCTTCAGAATCATCCATCTCTGGTTGTTCTGTGCTATCTGATTGACTCTGACTATCTTCTTGACCGCCACCTTGCTCCTGTTGAGGAGTCTCTATATTAGCAATTTTTTCCTGTTCCTTTTGTTGCTTGTGGAGTTGATGCATTGCCCGTGCAGCTTCTTGTGCTTGCAAGAAGGTTTCTGCATTGGCAA